GAATCTTTTATAAAGTCAACATTAATATCTTCTTTAAAGGTATGCCAATCTTGTTCTGTAATAACACCTTTAAGCAATAATTGTGTTTTTAATAGATCAAGAAATAGCCATGAGAATCTTTTACGAAGTCTATTAATAAACTTTTGGAATTTTACTTCATCACGAGATATCTCTGTGGATCTACCAAGCGAAAATTGAGATTCTTGTTCTAATCTATTTACAGGAACATTTAAAGATTTATATAATTTCTTTTGAAAGTAAATAATATCATCAATTTGTCCAAGGTTTTCTCCACCTGGTAATGTAGTAATTTCTGTACCCCTACCGCCTTCGCGTCTTGGAAGCCAAAAATCTTCAAGTAAAGACATATGCTTAAGATCATCTTTTACTTCGCCTGTATTAGCATCATATACTAATTTATTACGATAATTTGCCATAACAGATTTTAGATATTCTTCGGCTTTACCTTTTGGTAAATTACCTACATCAATATAAAATATTCTTCTTTCTGGTGCTCTAGATAATCTATAGATTACTAATGAATCTTCCATCATACGTAACTGATTCACGCCTTTAATAGCTTTTTGTAAGTATGATAAAACTTTTTTTCTAGAAGGATCTAAAATGCCAGATGGTACAAATGCTATAGCATCTTTAGATATTTTTAATCCCTGACTAGTTTTTGAAAGATTTGTATCTTGGTAAATATAGTATTCATCTATATTTTTAATTAGACTTGCACCAGTATTACTATCTTTATCTGTAACAATTTCTTTTACCTTACGAATCCGTGTAGAATCGATTGGTCTTAATTCAGTAATACCACGCTTTGGATTTTTTTCATCAACAATTATGTGGTAATATAACCTACCATCAACGTACCATTTACGGAATATATCATGACCATAGTTATTAAACTGTAATAATTTTACAACATTAAAAAATTCGTCTGTAATTTGTTTTTTAATAGTATCTGGTTGTTCTAAATCATCTAATATAATATCAACAGGAGCAGAATCTGAATCTGATACAATAGCTTCATTTACAATATCTTCAATAGCAGCATCACATTCTGGTTGTTGGGATATATCTCTATATCTTCTAATTAAATCAATTTCAGATTTTGCGCCAAAAGCTCCATCAACATCGATATATTGACCAAAATAAGATCCAGCACCAGTAGAAATATGCGCTGAACCATCATCTTCTAATGGTACAACAAAGGATTTATTATCCTCTTTATCTGAGGCTTTACGTTTTATTTGAAATCCAAATAATTCCACACATACTCTCCAAAAAAATATAACAAGAAATGGCGAGGGATTTCTCCCTCACCATTATATCTATACACGATTAACTCGTTTGATTAGATTCCCAATATTGTACCTGAAGTTCTACAGTAAATTCCTCTACTGTATTTTCAGTATCAAACGACATATCAATTGTTGAAACGTTGCTTGGCCAAATACCTCTAAATGAGTATTTTTTAAGTTCCGAACCATTTTTATCTAATTGATATACAGCAGCATCTGCAAAATAATCAGCAGTATTGGTACTACCAGTATTTTCATTATGTGCATTTATTTTATTCATCCATCTTTCAAATGCATTACGTAATTGAAAGTTCGTATCATTAAGTACAGTAATAGTCCAAGGTTCGAAAGTACGATCCCCAGCAATTTGTAATTGACGTCCACGAAACGGAATCATTATTGGTGCAATTACTGATGCTGGAAGTTGGGCACCTTTAATTAAAAAAGCTCCAATCTCAGTATCAGCCACACTACCAACACCAGCTGGCCAGCTCATTTCAACTTTAAATAAGTTTCCTCGAGCACCACCACCGGTTAATTTTGACTTAAAGTCATCTACACCCAAAATAGCCATTTTTTATTCTCCTATTTCCTATTAACCGACAATTTCAGAGAATTGAACGCCAGTACGAGTAGCAATAAAATTCAATGTAATAAAGTTGATTGAACGAGCAGGTTTAATATAGATATCAGCCACAAACTGATTAGTATCTATAATATTGCCAGTGTTATTGGTGTTATCACAAATTACAGCAAAATCTGTAATACCACGACGTCCTTTAACTTCGCGCAGAAATGGCTCTACCATATTGCGAAACATTGCGCGAGTAAATTCATCGTTAAGTTCGAACAATTGATATTTAGCAGCAGTAGAAATTGCTTTTTCTAGTGTGATAAACAATCTACGAACATTAATACGATCAAATGCTGAAGGTTTAGCTAAAGCAGTTTTATCGCCATATAATACTGTACCCTGTCCTGGGAAAGAAACAATTGGATTCACTCTTGCTTTATAAAGTGAATCTCTTTCAGCCTGCTTAGGATTAAATGCAATTTTAGTAATTCCTAAAATTTGTCCTCTTGTAAATCCAGCTGGTGAAAACCATGGATCTGCAACATCATCTGTATTGGCACAAAGACCAGCAACATGACCTGCAGCAGGAATCCAAGTATACTGATCGTTATACTTGTCATATACTTTTAACGCTGTTGAATCAATAACTGCATATGAAGATGAAGTTAGAGCATTTGCAAAGGTTAATACATCTTCTAATGCTGAAGAATTATTAACAGTATCAGCAATATCTGGAGAAACAAATGCAATAATATCTTTTCTAACTTCAGCGATCGCAATTAAATAATTTGATAATGTTACATTATCTGCACCTGATAGTGTAGGTGAAAAGATTAAATTAACATCAACTGTTTCTGAATCTTCAAAAAGATCAAATCCTACTTGAAGTTCTGAAAGACCAATTTCTGCGCCATTATCGCCACCTGCCAAATCAACATCTGCTACTAATGAAGTTCCATCTGAATAATCGCCAGCAACTGCTGTTATAGCAGCTTCAGTTGAAGCTCCAGCATTTACTAAACTTCCTTCATGGCCAGCCCAAAAAACATAATTTGATGCAGCATTCACTACATCTTTATAGTAATTAGTAGTACCATTTGAATTTTTTGCATCAGATGCTTGTGAAACATATGCATATGTTTCTAATACAGTACCAGCAGTACCGGTAATAGCACCAGTAGAATCAATTACTGCAATATGCATTTCGTCATTTGAACAACCACGCTCAGATGCGTAATCAGATGTTCCAGGTTCAGAATCAAAACTTGCTAAGTAATCAGCAAAATCAGTAGCGTACGTTCCAGTACCAGCTGCATATACTGCAACTGTGATAGCATTACCAAGTTCTCCAGGGTATCTTGCAGCCCATGTTCCTAAACCAGATAAGGTAGCACCTTCATAAGCATCTTGATTTTTAATTAGTGCAGGTGTACCATTTGAAGCGTTAAGTGCGTCACTAGCAACAACCCTTGCTACTTTAAGAGCATTGGCATATTGCAAGAATGAAGAAGCAACTAAAAAGTATTTTGACGTTGTAGCGTCAGGGGTACTAAAGATTCTAGATAAGTCCTTTTCAGAACCAACTAAAGTAATTTCTTCAGCAGGACCCCAATTAAAAGCTCCAGCAAAACCACCAATAGAGGTAGATACAGCTGGAACCACGTTTGTCAGGTCAATTTCTCGAACCTGAACACCAGGTGATACTTGAAAAGCCATGTGTTTTCTCCCAAAATAGATTATAAACTCTATGTTATTATATGATTCATAATACGATTTTTATCAATTCATAACTATTTATAAATTTAATATTTCTATCAATACAAGTTAGTTTCTGCAGATTCCCACAATAGTCCACCTTCAGCTGAATACCTTTCTTTTCTTCCATCATCAAATATGCCAACAGGAACAATATCATCTTCAAAAGATTTTAATTTTTCAGAGTACAACAAATGCTTTAAATTAATATCTGTTAAATCATTAAAGAATGGCGTTGTTGTAAACCATGAAAATAAAACTAAATTCATAACTAAATCATCATGATTACCAGTTGAAGCTTCATATGAAGTTCCTTTTGCTTCAAAGGTTGAAAGTTCTACAATACTTTGTGTATCAGTTATAAGTATTTTATTTTGCTCAACTAAATCTTTTAAATTAGAGCATCCAATTCGTTTTACCTTTTTTGTCATTGTAGCACCTATCGAATCAGATTTAACCATAGATTCTACATACACGTTTTCATATTCAAGCTCATAATATAATCCATTACATACAACTGAACCCTGATCATTAGATTCTATGATAACATATGCATTATTATATATTATAGCATATTTGTAGATTATATCTGGATATAATAATGGTGATATATTATTATCTTGGAATACACAAACTTGCTTAAATGGTCTTGCTGTTATATCAATAATATTAAAGGTTGAATAATCTTGCCCACGCCCTTTTGCAACATCAACAAACATCATATATTCATG